GTTTTTTTTGATTGATACAACAGCAATCAAAAAGTGGAATATGCTTATGATAGCTGCACAGCATAGCAGATACGGCTATAGGGCAAGCAAGCCCACCAAAGCAAAGGAGATATAGCAAAATGGCATTAAAAAAATCAGATTTGAGAGCAGTTTTAAAGAATGAGAATGCAACTGATGAGGAAAAGATTTCCGAGATTTTAGACTTGGCACACGCTGAGGTAGACGCGATCAAGACCGAGCGTGACAATTTCAAGACTCAGCTTGATGAGGCTAAGAACGGCAATGATACCAAGACGAGTGAGTGGAAAGCCAAGTATGAGTCCGAGCATGATGCTTTTGAGAAGTATAAGGCAGATCAGGCGCAGGCAGCAGAGCTTACAGCGAAAGAAAACGCTTACAAGCAGTTGCTGACGGATGCAGGAGTTTCCAACAAGTTGGTTGATCTGGTAGTAAGGGCGAGCGCAAAGCAGATTTCCGACATCAAGCTAAAAGACGGCAAGATCGAGGGAGCTGACGAGCTTACAAAGTCCATCAAAAATGAGTACAAGGACTACATCGTGGACACGGAAAAGAAGGGTGCAAACCTTCCGAATCCACCGAAAAACGATGAATCAAATGATTTTGAGAAGATGAGCCTTGGAGACAAGATGGCTTACGCAAATGAACACCGAGACGCCCCAGAAGTCAAAGCATGGCTCTCTAAGTAAAGGAGTAATACATGGGAGTATTTGATAGTAAACACTTTAACAGTGAGGTATTTGGAAAGTACCTCGAAACCGTGCCGAGAATCAAGCAGAATGCTTTCTTGAAGGCAGGTATTTTTAACACTAGAGGTGAGCTAAAAACATTGCTTGCAGATCAGACAGGCGGCAACTACGTTGTATTGCCTATGGTTGGTTTGATTGGAGGCGATGCCCAAAATTATGATGGTAAAACAACGATTACACCTAATAGCATTGATAGCTATATGCAGGGCATTGTAGCTTATGGTAGAGCTAATGCGTGGGAAGAGAAGGACTTTACCAAAGACATTACAGGGCACGATTTTATGTCAGATATCGCAAGGCAGGTATCTGACTATTGGGACGATAATCTACAGCTTAATGTTTTAGCCGTCCTTGAAGGTATTTTTAGCATGACCGAAACGGATGATAAAAAGTTTGTTGATGAGCACACGTTAGACATCACTGAGGCAGAAGAAAAGACTGTGGGCGTAACCACACTTAATAACGCTGTTCAAAAAGCAGCTGGCGCAAATAAGAATATTTTTTCGCTTGTGATTGCGCACTCCCAGGTAGCCACTAACCTTGAGAACTTGCAGGTATTACAGTACGGCAAGGGTGTAGATGCAAACGGTGTTGAAAAATCCTTAACGCTTGCGACATGGAACGGTCGAACTGTGCTGATTGATGATGATGCTCCGTTTGACTCTAGTACAGGCGCATACACAACTTATATTTTGGGAAGAGGCGCATTTGACTATTGCGATATTGGCGCAGCAGTGCCAAATGAGACAAGTCGTGATCCGCTCAAGTACGGTGGACAGGATTTTTTGATCTCTCGTCAGCGCAAGGCAATTGCTCCGAGAGGAATCAGCTATAAGCAGCCTACAACCACAACGTCTCCGATGCCAGCCGATTTCAAAACAGCGTCTAACTGGTCGCTTGTTGAAAATGCGGAAAAAACTAAGAAGATTGACCACAGAGCAATCCCGATTGCTCGTATCAAGTCTTTAGGCTAAGGAGGCAGGGAAGATGCTGTATCTGGTATTAAAACACCTTCGCAATTTCTTTGTGGTTGACTACAGAGACAACACATACACCATCAATGGCAACGAGATCACTTGCGTAGGTAGGGATGGGATACAGCGTCCTATCGACTTCCTACAGCAAGGGCAATACTTTCTGGTAGAGGGGTCAGTTTTCAACGATGGTGTGTATCAATTCCCTTGTGAGCGCGTAAATGAGACGTTCACAGGGGCAATATCAGCTCTAGCAATTCCGCAAGAGGTTGTTGAGCTGAGTCGTGATATTGCAGCATGGCAAGAAAAATACGGTGATCCTACACCGTATATGTCGGAGTCTTTTGGCGGTTACAGCTATACAAAAGCTACGCAAGGTAATACCGGTACTGCAACGTGGCAGGAAGCTTTTAGAAGCCGCCTAAACACATGGAGGAAAATATGAAACTTGTAGAAAATATGATGGAAGGTTGCAGGCTGATTGAGAAAAAGCGTGTGCCAGATGGTGCAGGAGGCTTTCAGACTACATGGGTAGAAGGGGCAGGCTTTCAGGCGGCTATTAGCCGTGATACATCCTTAGACGCTCGTGTCGCTGAGAAATCAGGGGTAACAAGCGTTTTTACAATTACGACTCATAGATCATGTCAGCTTGCATATCATGACGTTTTCAAGCGGCTTTCGGACGGCAAGACCTTCCGCGTAACCTCTGATGCAGGAGACAAGGTATCACCGCAGGTATCAGGATTAGATATGGCACAGGTAACAGCAGAGAAGTGGGAGTTAACGACATGATGGATCAGGTAAACATAATGGGTTGCAATTACAAAATCGTCAGAGTAAGCCGCGACCAATATAAAACATGTGAGGGTGCTGATGGATGGTGTGATTTCTACGGAAAGAAAATTTACTATGTAGACCCTGAGACAGACCCCGATAGCGATCCAATTGCAACATCGCCAGAGGAACTAGTAAAGCAGGTTTTAAGGCACGAGATTGTTCATGCTTTCCTCGCAGAGTCAGGGCTTACTTTTAACTCACACAGCATTGTCGGTGCATGGGCGATGAATGAAGAAATGGTGGACTGGATTGCATGGAACGGTGACAAACTGCATAAGGCATGGAAGGAGACAGGGTTAGTTGAGTAAAGATAAGGCACTACAGGCATGGTTTACGGCTTTTGGCATGACGGCTTATCCTTCCACATCCGTTCCTGATGACACAGTTTTTCCGTGGCTGACCTATGAGTATATCACAGGCAGCTTTGGGGATCCTGACATGGCTATAGTAGTCAACATGTGGTTTTGGACGGAATCGGAGTCAATCCCTAACCAAAAAGCCGAGGAATTTAGAAAATATATCTTAGAACATGATTTGATTGAGTGTGACGAGGGCTTGATCTGGGTAAAAACTGGTGTTCCGTGGTGTCAGTCGCTCACGGATGAATCATCGCCCACCGTAAAAAGACGGTATATCAACGTCACACTTGAATATTTAACGAGGTAATAAATTATGGCAAAAATGGCAACAAAACTGCCAGAAAATGTTTTTGAGCATATCCAAATGAATGCAGGTATCTTGCTTTCTGAGTTTGACCCTCAGACGTGGACGGTATCTGTATCAAATATTTTGGGTGCAACTTCTGGCGGCATCAACTTTACTGATACACCATCTTTCGTTGACTATGGTGAGGATATTGACAATTGTCCTAAGAATACGAAGGAATTAAAGCAGATCGAAAGCCGCGAGATCAAGGCATCTGGAACTTATGTCTCAATGACTCCAGAGCAGGCTAAGTCCTTAGCAGCAGGCGCAGACCTTGACACGTCAAAGCTCAAGATCACACCAAGAGATGATTTACAGGATTCTGATTTTGCAGATATCTGGTTTGTAGGCGATTACGGCAATGGTGGTGCAATCGCGATCCACTTGCAAAATAGCTTATCAACAACTGGATTTGCTTTGCAGACAGGTGACAAAGTGAAAGGTACATTTGCGTTTGAGTACACAGCACACTACACCTTAACGTCACCAGATACCGTACCGTATGAAGTACATTTTAAAAAGGGAACAGGTGATACATGATGAAGCTATCTGATGTAAAAGGTGATCGTGTACTTGATGTACTGGCTGATTTGATTGCACCAGTAACTAACATTGCGATTGATGATAAGGCAGCAGCTATCTTTAAAAAGGCGGTTGTGCCAGAAGAAGAAAAGAAAAATACAGTAATCAAGCGACTGAAAGAAAATCTGCCTGCGCTTATCAAAGGGCATAAAGATGATTTGATCGAGATTATGTGCATTATCTCTGGGCAGAGTAAGAAAGAGTATGTTGAGAATCTCTCTCTTGCAAGCTTTACCAAGGATTTGATTGATTTGATTACTGATCAGGAATTTCAGCGACTTTTTTAACAAGCGCAGACAAAGAGACTCGGAAAGTGTTGTGGCTAGCTATAGGAGAGTATAGAGGGCGCACGCTTTCTGGCTTTTTTACATATGTGCAAGCACGGCAGGCGCAGTGTATGGAAGAGCTGATGTATAGAGTCTATGTTACTGATGCGCTGCAAAAGATCGCTGAAAACACTGCAAATTTTGCAGGAGGGCATATAATGCCATATCGTTTTTATGATGCCGTGTATGGAGACGAAAAGGAAAAAGAAAAAGAGAGTGCGGAGGAAATTGTCAGAAATGTAACGAGTAAAGCAGGATTGGAGGTAACGATTTGAACATACTTGATCTTGTTGCAGGTATCAGCCTTGATTCATCAGAGATGGAAGAGGGACTTGAAAGCCTTGCAACACGAGCTGTCGCAAAAGGAAAGCTTATTGCGGATGCTATTGGAACTGTTGCCTCCAAAGGCTTTGATTTGCTCAAAGGAGCGATTACATCATCAGTCGATACTGGTATGTCGTTTGATACCGCAGTATCCCAAATTGCTGCTACAACTGGAAAGACGGTAGACCAGATACAGGATTTAAAAACAGCTGCCGAGAAGATGGGAGCGACAACCAAATTTACAGCAACCGAAGCAGCAGAAGGTATCAACATCTTAGCTATGGCAGGTATGAGTGCATCTGATATCTTAAACGAGGATGCAAACGGAGCAACCTTACTGAGTACAACACTTGATCTGGCATCGGCAGGAGCTATGTCAATGGAGTCCTCTGCTACATACCTTACATCATCCTTGAAGGGTTTTAGCAAAGAGGGCAAATCTGCGGCATACTATGCAGATTTGATGGCTAAGGGTGCTACCCTTGCAAATACTGATGTAAGCGCATTAGGCGAGGCATTATCTGGTGTCTCTGCCAATGCCTCAGCTTACAGACAGGCTTCTGACTCTGTAACGCTATCTCTGCTTAAATTAGCAGAAGCTAATGTTACTGGCTCGAATGCGACGACTGCGCTTAACTCTGCAATGTCTGAGGTCTACACACCTACAGATCAGGCTAAAAAGGCTTTAGATAGCTTGGGAGTATCTGCATATAACGCTGATGGAACTGCACGTGATTTTAACGATGTGGTAGATAATCTCACAGGGGCATTATCTGGCATGTCAGATCAGCAAAAGAACGCTACCCTTAATACTATCTTTGGTGTGCAAGGGCTTGATGCATACAATAAGATGGCGGCTGTATCGGCTGATAAAACAAACGAGTTTAAAGCGGCTCTTGCAGATGCAGGTGGTTCGGCTGCATCACAGGCACAGACTCAGCTTGATAATTTGGGCGGCTCTTTTACCCTTTTAAGCTCTGCAACTGATGGACTTAAGCTTGCGTTTTACAATCTCTTTTCCAAGACGCTCAAGGACGGCGTAGACCTTGCTACAGACTCAATCACTATCCTAACCGATGGGCTAAGCTCTGGAGGCTTACTGGGACTTGTAAAGTCTCTTGTGGGTGTCGCTGATAACGCAGTAACCAAGCTGCTAGGGAAACTTAGCTCTCTCGCCAAGTTACCTCTGGTATCGTGGTTTAAGCAGATCAAAAAGACAGGTGCAGATGCTTTTTCGGGTCTGGGCGGTGCTGTTAAAACTCTTTTCTCTGCATTTAATCCAGTGATTGATGCGGTAAAAGAGTTTTTGGGTATCACAGATGATGCAGGTGGCACACTCGATAATGCACGAGCTAAGATGGATGCAGGTAAGGCAGCTCTTGAAGCTATCAAGCAAGTGATTAATGCCGCAGGGCAGGTTGTAACATGGTTTGTATCAGTTCCACTAACTGGGCTTGCAAATATCCTTGGGCAAAGCTTACTTGCTAAATTTAACATTTTAAAAGCTGTATTTACATCGGCTGTTGATTTTATATCAAGCTTGCCTATCATGGACTGGCTTGAAAAGCTTCAAAACGCTTTCTCTAGTGCGTTTGATTCCATTGCAAGTGCGATTTCACCATTAGTTGATGCAGTGCTTAATTTTTCCAATTATCTGGTGAGCCTGATAACTGGTTTTTCAGACGCAGGGGCACAAAGCACAGCGTTTGGAACTGCATTATCAGTGCTTAACGTGATTGTTGATGGCATTGCAACTGCGATCCAGTTTGCAGGAGATATTATATCTGGTGTGATCTCAGTATTAACGCAGGTTATCAATCAAATTGTAAATGATGCACAGACAGATGGTACACTTATCAATTCAATTATCACTGGCATTCAGTCGGCTGTACAGACCGCGTTTGCGATAATTGCGGATGTATGGCAGAACGTATTACTACCAGTTTTTACTGGCATCTATACATGGCTATCTGAAAATATCGGCCCGATATCAACGGAGGTTTTTAATGCTCTCGGTGAAGTTGTAACGGCTGTTTTTTCGGTGATTGAGGCAGTTTGGAACAACGTATTGCTGCCAGTATTTACCGCTTTGTTGTCCTCGCTTGAAGATAACATAAAACCGCTTTTTGAGACTACTTTTCAAGCAGCACAAGAAGCTGTCAGTGTAGCATTCCAGATGATTGCAGACACTTGGGAAAACCACTTGAAACCTTGTTGGGACGCAATCAAGACTTTCGCAGATGAAACGCTTTTGCCATGTTTTCAAGCGATTGGAGATTTCCTTAGAGAAAATCTTAAACCAGTATTTGACGAGGTTTTTAAGGCGGTATCAGAGAGTGTAACAACGGCTTTTGATACAATCGTAAGTTGGTGGGATAATGTTTTGAAGCCGCTTTTTGATGGAATGCTAGATTTTGTAACTAACATCTTTTCAGGCAAATGGAGTGATGCTTGGAACGGAATTGTAAGTACATTTTCGACTGTTTTTGCAGGCATTATAGAGTTTGCAAAAACACCAATCAATGCAGTTATCAAGTTGATTAACGGTGCAATAGCTGGCATAGAGTCGGCTTTAAATGCAGTTATCGGAGCGATGAACAAAATCTCAGTAACAATTCCAGATTGGGTTCCGGGCTTTGGCGGTAGCAACTTTGGAATAAATATACCAACTGTCGGATTTGGAAGAATCGGAGAGCTTGAAAAAGGCGGTATCTTGCGTAAAGGTCAGAAGGGATTGCTAGAGGGAAAAGGTGACGAAGCAGTTGTGCCTCTGGAGAAGTCTGAAGGATGGCTCAACAAGCTTGCTGAGAAGATCAACGGCAATCCAAAGCCTACACAAGTAACCGTAGTGATAGAGGGCTACGACAAGGATAAGAAAGAGCTTGCAGAAGCTGTAGCTGAGGAGGTATCAAAGCAGATGGCAGACGATTATGACAGAGATAGGAGGGTATTTGCATGATGCACTACTTGATATACAATGGCGAGTCCTCTGCCGACTACGATCTTTTAGTGGGAGCGCAAAACACCTTTAACGCTCCCAAAAGGAGCGTAACAAAGTATACGATACCTGGCAGGAACGGAGATTTAATCAAAGATAATGGATGCTTTGAAAACGCCTCCATAGCCTACACTATAGTGTGTAAGAATCGGTTTGAGAGCCTTGCGGACTCTATCAGCGCATGGCTCAAAAGCCCTACAAGCTATTGCAGGTTAGAGGATAGCCACCATCCAGAGTACTACAGGATGGGACTTGTGACGGATGCGATCACATACACAACCGGAACTCTCAACCACAGTGCAAAAGCCACAGTGACTTTTGATTGCAAGCCCCAGAAATGGCTTATAGAGGGCGAGAGGGTAGAAAAATTCACTTCGGCAGGTATAATTTTCAATCCTACAAAGTTTGCTTCAAAACCACTTATAAAAGTATATGGGAATGGACAATCTACCCTTAAAATCGGTGATTATTCGATGAATTTAAACTTGCAGGCTTATGTAACTATCGACTCTGAGTTGATGGACTGCACCAGAGGAAATATGAACATGAACGGAAGTGTGGTGTTCGCTTCTGGGTTCCCAGAGCTTAAATCTGGAATGAATTTAATTACTTTTACTGGTGGAATAACATCAATAGAAATTACTGGGAGGTGGTGGACGATTTGATTCCTATTTTATACGCAGCGACTGAGAAAGAGTTTAAATCGCAAGGCTTAGGAGCTTTGGTGGATGCGATCACTTGCAAAGTCACTGAGGAAAGAAACGGCTCATATGAGTTGACGATGACTTACCCTTTGAGTGGTCAGCATTTTGAAGATTTGGAGCTGTCAAGAATTATCAAAGCCGTACCGTCCTACAAAACCGACACAGAACCGTTTCGCATCTACGCTATCAGCAAGCCATTAAGCGGAATTGTAAAAGTAAGTGCGGAGCATATCTCATATCAGCTATCGCACATACCAGTAACACCCTTTGAAGCATCTAACGTAGTTGAGGCGATGGATAACCTCAAAAAGTACTCAGCAGAGGATAACCCTTTTTCTTTCTGGACTAGCAAAGAAACGCAAGCAAAAATGGCTTTTACGGTTCCGACCTCTTGCCGTGCTCTGCTTGGTGGTGTAGAAGGGAGCATTTTGGATACCTACAAGGGAGAGTATGAGTTTGCTGGGTACACTGTAAAGCTACATCAAAACCGAGGATCGAATAAAGGTGTAACGATTCGTTATGGCAAGAACCTCACTGATTTAAAGCAAGAGGAAAGTATTGCAAACACGATCACAGGTATCTGCCCTTTCTGGAAAAGTGAGGAAGCCGAAGAGGTTGTAACACTTCCAGAAGTATCAGTGTACAGCAAGTACGCAAATAACTTTCCGTATAAACGGACTGCGGTACATGATTTTTCGGCAAGCTTTGAGGAAAAACCAACCGTAGAACAACTTAGAGCCAAGGCAGAAAGCTACATTACGCAGAGTGGTGTAGGTGTGCCTGATGTATCCCTTACGGTATCTTTTGTGGTACTGTCTCAGTTTGAGGAGTACAAAAACATTGCTGCATTAGAGTCTGTCAACCTCTGTGATACAGTAAACGTTATTTTTGAAAATTTGGGTATCAACACAACTGCAAAAGTTGTAAAAACCGTGTATGATGTGCTACTTGATAAATACGATAGTATCACGGTTGGAAGTACTCAAAACAGCCTCACCAAGAAGCTCACAGAGATTGACGAGAACACGCAAGAGGAAATCAACAAGGAAACCTCTGCCAGAAAAAGAGCGATTACAGAGCTTGTAAAGAAGGTGGAGCAGGGTAGCGGTTTATATGTCACTGATAAGGGGACAGGTGGAGCGCATGACTGGTTTTTGCATGATAAGCCAGTCCTTGAAGAGTCCCAGACCATCATTCGCATCAATGATGGTGGCATAATTTTTTCTATTGATGGTGGTGAGACTTACAACGGCTTAGATTGGAGCGGTACAGCAATCTTGCAAAAAATTTACACTGTGGGCATCAACGCAGCGTATATAGATACTGGACAGCTAAAGGTTGTAGATAACACTGGAAAGACTCTTTTTTGTGCCGATATGGACACTGGCGAGGTTGCTATAAACTCTGGCTTGCTTAAAGTTGGTGCAGGATATATTAACACTAACGGACGTTTTAAAATTGGCTCTATGTATTCGCAGGGTGGAGTATATAACAAAGATACAGGGATATACGAGCGGCAAGATGTGTGTTTTGATAAGGCAATATTTATCAATTACGGAATTGAGCTTTACGGTAACAACGACTCAGCTGAGGGCATTGCATACTGTGATTTTCACTCTGGGTCAGACGTGACGACAGGTGATAGTTTGTATGATTACACTGGACGTTTGCAAAACTATCTTGCGCCTGCTGGGACAAGTGAGTTTACGTTTTCTGGAAAAAAGAAAGTTGATGATACAGAGGCAGGTACTTGCACAGTAGCAGTAAACGGAACGATTGTGCATTCATCTGACAGGCGATTAAAAGATAACATTGAAGATATATCTTGTGATACTGCAACAGACTGGATAATGGCTCTAAACCCAGTGAAGTATAATTATAAAGCTGATAGTGAACTCAAAGTGCATCATGGACTTGTATATCAAGAGGTACAGGAAACCGCCAAAGAATTATCTATGGATAATCTGGCATTGCTTCAAGAGTTCCGAGGAGCTGATAAAGTGGTTTACGGTGCTATCGGATACGAAGAACTGATAGCCGATCTCATAAAAGTGGTACAAAATCATGAGAAAATTTTGAGAGGAGAACAAAATGATTAAAGCAATTTATGATTTGGATATGACACCAAGAAGAAGCCTTCCAATCATCATCAACGTTTCGCAGAATGATGATCTTGGAAGAACGCTCGTCTTTAACCTCTTTTCTTCAACTGGAACATGGACAGCACCAGACAGTGCAACAGCAACTCTTGAAGGTGGAAAGCCAGATGGAAAATTCTTTTCTTTTAACTGTACATACTCTAAGGGGACTGTAACAGCGATTATTCAACAGCAGATGACAGCGGTATCTGGAAAAGTTGTTTGTAAGGTCAAGATACAGTCTGGAAACAAGGTAATTGAGTCTGCGCCAATCTACATGATGGTAGATGCAGCAGGCATTCCAGATGGTGCAGACATGTCTAAGTCTGATGTTAACGATGCAGTGGCAGCGGCTACTAAAAAGATTGTTGAGCAGGTAGCAGGAAGTATACCAGAGGACTATAGCGCACTTAACAAATCAGTTGATGAGCTAAAGCAGGATTTAGGGGATCTCGGGTTGAATCTGTATTCCGATATTAGCAAAAATATTTTAAAAATGAAAGATGTGGCAGAAACGTCTTTTAACGGGTTAAATTACAGTGTGACTGATAACATTGTTACACTTAAAGGAACAACGAATAAGGCCGGAACCCTGTATTTAGATTTAGAAAGTGATATAAATGCGGGCAATTATTTTTTCAACAATTTTATGAAGAGTACTATATTGTTGTCTGGTGTGTCGTGCGGATTGATAAAAGATGAGGATTATTCTCACATAGTTGGGTTGTCATTGGGGACGGTAGATAATAATGCTATTTCTGTTACAAGCCAAATGAACAGAATGTACATATACTTTCCTGCTAACGCAACGAGTGATGCGATATATAAAATGTGCATTACCTCAGAAAGAACTAATAAGTACATTCCTAAAAATGTTTATGCATTTGCTGGAATAATGGACGATTTAATCACTGAAAACAATGAAAAATTGCGGAGTGAATTTACCCCAAAAGACCCAACAGTAATAAATTGTTGGGGGGATAGTTTGACAATGGGCGCAGGTGCCAAAATAGGTGAAACAGACTATCCTACCGTCCTTAAAACTATGCTCCAAGATTATAAGGTAAATAATTATGGTGTCGGTGGACAGCGCGCAGAGCAGATAGCATTGAGAATGAGTGCTATACCAGCCTATGTCAAGCCATTCACTGTCCCAGTAGTAACAAGTGCTACAGATATTCCTATCAAATTGTATTCTACCGGTAGTTACAATGCTAATTTTGGTGATAGTACATTTGCAGTGGGAACTGGAACGAATAATGTACGGATAGGTGACTTTGAAGGCCCGCTTGTTGTTAATTCTGAGAGCAAATTATGCTTGCGTGTATACTGGAACGCTACGGAAAAAAAATACAGCAGGCCTATGCGTGTATATCCTGCATCGATAGGGAAAAGAAACGATATTGTTATTATCTGGGTTGGCACAAACAATATAAATGATACAGTTGAACATATCATTGATGTCCAAAAATTGATGGTATCTACTGTAACTAGTGGCAAATATATTATCGTCGGACTAACTGCAAAGACTTATTTCGATGATATTGCAAACTATAACCGCAAAATGTATCAAACGTTTGGTGAACACTTTATTGATATACGAAAATATATTCTTGATTATGGGCTGTCCGATGCAGGAATCACCCCAACTAAATCAGATGAGCAAGCAATTCAGAGCGGTGAAATGCCACCCAGCCTAATTTACCAAGGTGATGGTTACGGGGTACACTTTTTGCCTGCTGGATATAAGATTGTTGCCGCTCAAATTTATAAAAAGGGTGTCGAACTCGGATATTGGGACTAATTAACTAAATTAGGCTATAGTTAATTACTTGCACCGATAGAAATGTCGGTGTGATAGGAGGAAAAACTTGAAAATATACCGTTTTGAAGCGTTGGTGCGTGCTGATCCGCACACGAAAGAAAACCAAAAATCTCAAAAGAAGGAGACTAGAAATCATGGCATTGCTTGAAACCTTGATCCCTGCATGTATCTCGGCAGGAGTCACCTTGCTTGTGTGCCTCATCAATAATCGAGGGCAACAGGAGCGCACACGAGCGTTGATGGAGTACAAACTTGATGAGCTTGCAAAGAGAGTTGATAAGCACAACTCGGTAATTGAGCGGACTTACGAGCTTGAAAAGAATATGGCAGTTGTGATGGAGAAAATCGGTGTGGCAAACCACCGAATCCATGACTTAGAACAGGAGGAAAAAGAGGAATGAAGAAGTGGTTAAAAACCGTAGGTATCAGATGCGTTAAGACTATGGCACAGGCAGCAATTGGAGTCATTGGCTCCTCTGCCATGCTTGCCGAGGTAGACTGGAAGGTGTGCTTGTCGACTGTGGTTCTGGCAGGTATCACTTGTATCTTGATGAACGTGAGCCAGATCAAGGAAACGGAGACATGAAATGTTAGTTATGCCTAGAGCGTACACAGAAAAAGAAATCGAACAGGCGAAGGTACTGCTTGAAAAGATGCGTGATAACTGCGTAAGAAAAGATGCTGATGCTTACAATGATCCGGAGCGAGAGGAAAAGAAAAAAGCTCTGGAAATGGCATTAGAAGGATTGAAAAGATTACCAAGAAATTTTGAAGAAAGCGGTGTAAGATAATATGGTAAAAATCGGGTCATCAAGAATTGATGAAAACGGAAAATTATCTGGCGGTGTTGCAGGAGATCAGACAGGGCTTGAGGTAGCAATTGAGCCATGGTATCTGCATAGCAAGGGATGGGTTATCATCCGAGCAAAAGACGATGCAGTGCGTGAGCGTATCGCCCAGTGTATGGAAGCAGCTTGCGCAAATGATAATATCGGCTATAACCAAGATGGCGGTTGGGGCGTGTACGACCTTAGTAAGCCGTATGGATGGGATTGCAGCAAGATCAGCAAGCCGTGTAGTTCCGACTGTAGCAATCTCGTCCGCACCTGCATTGCGTATGCTATCCAAAAAGCTGTGCAGTGGTTTTCCACTCTCAATGAGGTTGTAGTGCTATCAGCTTTGGACATTTTTGAGATTATCACAGATGCCAAGTATACCAAAACTGATGCGTACTTAAAACGTGGAGATATCCTCTGCACATGTACGCAGGGGCATACCGTGGTAGTCCTTGATAACGGATCAGCAGTAAGCGGCAGCACCTCAAAGCCATTAGAGGGCAATACAAGCTTCTGCGGCAAGGGTATCGGAACAGCAGTTGCAAAGACTGCAATGCATATTAGAGACGGAGCAAAAGGCTCTGCAAACGCTCTTGCTATCATCCAAAAGGGAACGGCAGTAGAAGTACTTGAAGTAACCGCTGATTTTTTGTACAAAATCGTGTGGCCAGGTGCATCATGTGGCTACGCATATACTAAGGGCGGTGAAGTGTACTACGATTACACAGCCATTAAGTCTACAGCTATCAACGTGGGCGATACGGTATACTTTTCTGGAGGTGCGCAGTATATCTCCGCATGGGCTACAACACCAGTAGCAGCTAAGGCAGGAAAAGCAAAAGTTACACAGCTTTGTGCGACTGGTAAGCATAACTATCACATCGTAGGCGATGGAGTCTATGGTTGGGTAGATGGATCTACTTTAAAAAAGGAGTAAGTATGGATGCAAAGAGAATGCTTTTAGAGGATGCAATTGAGACGGCTATTAAAGCAGAAAGGAAATTTTTGCTTTGTCGTGCAATGCTGATTGCATCCGTGGCGGTGAACGTGTGCCTAGTGGCTTGTATGTTGGCGAGGTGATTCTATGGATAGAGGACTTGTAAAAGCATTCTGGAATTGCGGAGACAATACGATAATCGAGTTTGCATTGATGAGGGCGAGGCTTAACCAGAGGGAGAAAGAGGCGGTTGCATACCTCTTGGACGATTGCTTGTCGCAGGAGCAGGCAGCTGAAAAGATGTGTGTAAGTACCAGAAGATTTCAAGAATATTGGTACTCTGCAACCGATAAACTCTTGGCTCTGCCTTGGTTGGTAGCCTATGCAAATGAATTAAAAAAATAATTTTTAGGGAGCTTTTGTGGCTCCCTTTTTTAGTGAAAGCGTTGACGGATGCCAAAATAAGATGTACAATGAGCTAGAAAAATATCTCACGGAGGGAAGGAAACATGAGAAAAGTATTTTATGCGCTTGCAGCTGCATCTATGCTTATGGCATCGGTAGCACCTACAATGGCAGAGGAAACCACAGAGGCTCAAACTGTAATCGAAGGAGACGAGGACAGCATAGAGGGAATTGAAGCTCTTTTGCAGCAACTTGATAAGCGCATCGCAGAGTTGAAAATCAAATTAAAGGAGCTGAGAGGTGAAACCGCAGTACAAGAGGGCGATGTGATCTACCAAGATGATATGATTATCTTAACTTATGATGGCATCACGGACGAGTACGGAAGATATGATATCAAGTTTACTGCCGAAAATCTTACCGATAAAAAGATTCGTGTTCAGACGGCTGACGCATCTATAAACAACATTATGACGTACTCAATGTTTGCGGCAGGCATGGAGGCAAACAAGACGGCAAAGGGAACCTTGACCATCACTGACGAGGTTGAAGTTGAGAGCCTTGAAGATTTGGAGACGATGGAGTTTAAGATTCAAGTTCTGGACGATACCACATATCAAGAACTTTTACTTACCGAACCTATCACCCTTAATTTTGATTTGAGTGAGTAAAGGTGGTGCTTATGGCAAAGACTATAAAATGCCCTAACTGTGGGGCAAGTATAAAGGGGAATGCGAAATCTTGTGAGTTTTGTGGCACTCAGTTCTCGGCAGAGGTGCTAAAAGAGAACGAGAAAGCAAATAAAGCAGGGTGTCCAAAGTGTGGTAGTACAAATGTAACTTTTAGCCGTGAGAAGCAACGCGAGATCACAGCAGGAAAGAACACTGTAGCGATCAGATCAACCGTGGGAGTGTGCAAAGATTGCGGCTATACATGGGATGCAAGTGCAGGTGCGCAACAGCCGAAGGAAAAGAAAAGAACTTGGCTTTGGGTTTTGGGATGGCTTTTTATCTTTCCAGTACCTTTAACAATTTTACTTTTACGTCCAACCACTCAAATGGACAGTAAAGCCAGATGCGGCATCATCGTTGCTGCATGGGTGCTGTATGTGCTGATAATCGGTGGATCAGCTGCCAACAACAAGAATGCAGATCAGCCACCACAAACAGCGATAGAAACACAAGCAGAGCTTACAACTGAATAAAAAAAATAAATTGAGCTTACCAAACGGTAGGCTCTTTTTTATGCGCAAAATTATCGTTTCTGCATCGTGTATCTTTCAAAGCCTTTGTGCGATGATATGAGCAGGAGGAATGAGAGCATGTATAAAAAGTATAATCCAAATCCAGAAGCCGCCAGAGTAGGAGATTGCACGGTAAGAGCATTGTGCAAAGCTCTCAACCAAGACTGGGACAAAACTTACCTACAGCTATGTATACAAGGCTTGCTAATGGCAGATATGCCATCTGCTAACGCTGTGTGGGGTGCATTTTTGAGCCAGAACGGTTTTAAACGTGGCATAGTTTCGGAATCATGTCCAGTATGCTACACTGTCGCAGATTTTGCAGCTGAACACCCTCACGGGGTATATGTGATTGCGTTAGGCAGCCATGTTGTAACGGTAGTGGATGGAAATTATTTTGATACATGGGACTCAGGGCAGGAAATCCCCCTCTACTTTTGGGAAAGGAGTGATGAGAAGTGAGTTACCCCTACTATGGCTATCAAAATTTTGGGCAACCGTATAGCCCACCCGTGCCAGATCAGCTAGCACAGATGAGAATGCAGCAGAGTCCGCAGATGCAGGGCTATCAGAATTTTACACAACAGCAGCCTCAGCCCTCAGCTGATGACCGTATTTGGGTTCAAGGGCAGAATGCAGCAGAAGCCTATCTTGTAGCTGCTAATGGATTTGTGAGACTGTGGGATAGTAGCCGCCAAGTTTTCTATGAAAAGCGAGCTGACAGCTCTGGACGACCTTACATGGAAACATATGAGTATCAGCGCAAGGGTGCGGAATCGCCCAACGTAGGCACTGAGACGCAGAAGCAAGCTGTTGACTACTCGAAAGAGATAAGCGGCTTAAAGCAGCGTTTAGCGGCTCTGGAAGCACACTTTAAAAACGGAGGTAGTGTAGATGATGCAATTTCAAAATCCAATGCAGATGATACAGCAATTCCAACAGTTTAAAAAAGCATTTACTGGTGATCCCAAAGCAGAGGTTCAGAAGCTTCTTACCTCTGGGAAAATCAATCAGCAACAGCTCAATCAGTTGCAAGCAATGGCGCAACAGTTTCAAGGGTTGTTAAATAGCAATGGTAAGTAAATCACGCAAAATGCGTTGATTATACAAAAAAACTCAGAAAGGAGAAAAATTTATGAGTTTAACAAGTGAAAGTATGACTCCTGCCGATATCGCAGCCGTAACAGGTAATAACGGTAACGGAATGTGGGGTGATGGTGGTGCATGGTGGATCATCATTCTTTTCCTCTTCGTGTTCTGCGGTTGGGGAAACGGTAACGGATGGGGAAACAATGGAGGTGCAGGCGCGGCTGATAACTACGTTTTAGCAAGCGATTTTGCAACCTTACAGCGACAGATTGATAGCTCTACAGCATCGCTAGAGCGCAAATCCGATGCAATCAACAGCGGCTTATGTGATGGATTCTATGCCCAGAACACTACCGCGTTGAATGGATTCTCAAACGTAAACCAGAACCTTTGTAATGGCTTTGCACAGGCTGAGTTATCCAGAGCCAACGGGCAGATGAACCTCATGCAGCAGATGAACGCAAACAATATCACAGCTATGCAGAATGCAAATGCTTTGCAGTCTCAGCTTGCACAGTGCTGTTGTGATAACCGAGAAGCCATAGCAGGTATAAATTACAACATGGCGATGAATACGAATGCTTTGCAGCACAGTGTAGAATCTGGATTCTGCCAGACAAACTACAACAACGCTTCCAACACACGCGATATCATCGACAATCAGAACAGCAACGCAAGAGCTATCCTTGATGCACTGAACGCACAGCAGCTTGCAGCGAAAGACGCGAAGATTGCCGAGCAGAATCAGCAGATTTTCGGCTTGCAGTTGGCAGCATCACAGCAGGCGCAGAACAATTACCTGGTTCAGACACTTAAACCTGCACCAGTTCCGAGTTTCCCAGCTAGCCAGTTATACGGCTACATGGGCGGTTGCTGCAATCCGTGCAACACATGCTCCTAAAAGGGGGTGTGCGTATGGCTGAGTATACTTTAACTACCCCTACGGCTGTAGCCGTGGGCGGTACAGTGCCTTATAACAACACGATCATGAGAGGGTGTTGCAACATTCGCAAGCGATCTGGCTCTGGACAGATTACCGTAAAAGGTGGGACGTGTTGCAACCCTGCTAGATACATGGTGTACTTTCACGGCAACGTAACTGGTGTTGCAGGTGCAATCCAACTTGCACTATACCTTGATGGTGAGCAGTTGCCAGAAACCTTGATGTCAGTCGTTCCGGCAGCTGCATCCGATGTTTGGTCGGTGTGCGCTAAGACTGAGTTTTGCGTAGATTGTTGCTGTGGCACGGTATCAGCTAGAGTTGTAACTGGCGATACCGTCACAGTACAAAATGCAGCGATCATCGTTAAAAAGGAGGTGTGAGAGAATGGAAAAGACTATGGAAAATTTAAAGGATATGATTTGTACAGAGCTTGAAGAAATCGCCAAAAAGGGCGAGATGTCCGCAGGTGATCTTGATACAGTATATAAGCTCATCGTATCGAAGGAAAAGCTTCTGCGCATTGACGAGCTTGAAGAAAAGCTTGGCTATAGCGAAGACGGCAGAAAATGGAGATACAGCAGAGACGGAGAGCCAGATGGCGGTAGCAGCTATGGACGGCATTATGTGAGAGCACACTACAGCAGAGACGGTAGAGGACGCTACAGCATGGATGAGGGACGCACGATGCTTGCAGATCAGATCAGAGATATGATTGATAACAGTGATCTGAGCCAGAATCAGAAAGGCGCACTCAGAAAGGCAATGGAAGCTTTGCAGGAGTGATGATGGAAAGGGGGTAGAGCGATGCTTGATATGGACGAGATAAAAAGTGAGATTGCACGGCTTGAAAATGGAAATATCACCTTTTCAACTGTGGAAAAGCTTGCTATGCTCTACATAGTACAAGAGCGCAACTCCCCTACACCAGAACCAGAGCCAATTGAGATACAGCAAATGCCAAGATATGCGTATGCAGCAGAACCAACTGCCCCTAAATCTGATTTTTTAGAGGCGGTTGGAAAAGTACCGATAGAAAAAGCCTTAGATGTACTGGATGAGCATATGGAAGCAATAAAGCTGCTATATCCTAAGGAGTACAAGGCTGTGATCAACAAAATACTGACATAAAAAGAAGAGGGGAGCTGCGTGCCCTCCTCTTTTTTAATTTTTCTTATTGACTTTTAGCTTATTTAGAGATAATATGGAGTTGAGATAGAAATCTCATTCATGCTTGCAAAAGCATGTGGATAAAAAAAACTGAAGACAATAAGTCTAAAGAGAAAGCGGTGGAAATTCCACCGCCTTTTCTTTGTTTTTTACCTTAATCCCAAATGTGCGATCTGCAAGCCTCATCCCATTCTTCCTCCATTTCACGGAGTACAAGGGCAGGTTCTTCACCGTTGATGATTCTTTCCTTTGCTTTCCTTCCTGCGGATGCCTTTTCAAAATTTGCAGCGTATGCCCAGGCGTCAGCCTTGATGTAAGCGGCGGCACGTGGGTATTTTTCCGACATAGCCTTTAAATCATAGTTCGGTTTTGATCTAACCCCTAATCCGCCTACATCATCAAATGACTTTTCAAATTCTTTGTGCCAGCTTGCGAGGTCAGCTCTGGCAGCTTTCAATTCCTTGAGTCCTTCGATTGCATCAATTTTTGCTTGTCGCTCCTCGGCGGCTTTGATTTCTGCATTGCGGCGATCAACCAGATAATTGTATATTTCTGGTTTACGTGCTCTGATAATTTCCATAGCATTGTCGCTCTTAAGCTTTCTGGTTTCCAGAGCATAGATTGCACCTGTTAGTACCTCCTTTCCATTCTTGTATTCAGTTTTCAACCCAATATCATATCGCTTAATTAGTGCTGCGATAGATGCGTTCTGTGCGTCAAATTTCATTTTGTGATTCCTCCTTTTTGATTTTCTCAAGCCCGTACAGCTCATATAAATATTCACTGACTTTTGCATGTTCTTTTTGTGGCTTATAGTAGCGCACTGGTATCAAATCTTTTTCAGTGATCTTCCGAGTTCCCCCATACATGCTAAACATTTTAAATGAGCCGTCTTCCAATTCTATGATGTAGTGACGCGGCAGGAGTGGGGTTTCATACAATTGCTTTACTTTCATTTCTTTGCTCCTTTCTTTTACAGTTAGCTTTCACTTAGCAATTTTTCAATTTCCGATAGACGTTTCAGCAACTTTTCTTTTTCTGTTTCAAGTGCCTGAAAATCTTCTTTTACCATTCGTTCCAGTGCCAATCTAAAATAAATTGGGCACTTATTTACTCCCAGTTCCCAGTTCTGGAGTGTGCGCTTGGGGATTGAGTATAAATCCCCAAACTTTTGTTGGTTTAATCCAGTCAACTCTCGAAGCTCCTTAACTTCCATATTGTTTTAGTTCCTTTCCTTTTTCTGACGCCAATTGTAAATTATCTTTGCGTTCTTGGAATAATGTTGACCATACTCAGGTCTTTCTCTTGGTAGATATGCACGGACACTTGATAAGCTTAACTTTACTGCCTTGGAAATATCTTCAACCCCCACCCCTTGGCTATACAATTCAAGAATCCTTGCATGTGCTGCATTTAATACATATCCATGAGTGGCTAGACACTTGGTTATTTTGTGATGAGAACAACCAGTTTGAATTGAAATAGGCTTAACTGCTCCATACTGCTTCCACAAATCAATTATAGCTTTGTCTGTCTTACTGATTTGATCACCCATCATCGTTCCTCTCTACACTCGGCACTATAGATAAGTTTCATATCTTCTCCTGCTTCAATATAGGAGTTGTAATCTGTTAATTCACAATAGATTACTTCACCACTTGCAGTATTAAGCCATGCCTCCACATATCCGTTATATGTTGCTTTTTTTGCCATTGCTCTTGCATGTGCTGCAATTCTACTTTTATCTGTCTTGCTGAGCACGAATCTGTTATTTTCTTTCTTCATTTCCCTTTACCTTACTACCTTTGGCAGTTCCTTTCTTTGTTATGACTATAGTATAGCACCGATTCAGTGCTTTGTAAAGTATATATTTGCACTTAATCAGTGCTTTTTATTGATATTTTTTACTATTATGTTACCATGACAAGTGACAAGGTGACATAATAGCAAAAAGTAAGCACAAAAAAATTGCACAAAAATTTAAACAAAGTACACCTTGTCGACTGAGTGACGCTTGATCTCGATTCTCCTCACGACTCTGTGCCAGAAATCTCGCTTTCCTTCCTTAGATAACTGCTTGTAAACTTCCTTCCAGTTATCTGGCATCTGGCTGACTGGTAGCGCAGGTGCTGCCAAGCTCTCAAGCTCCGCAAGCTGTGCTTTCAGCTCTTTTACATTTTCAAGATACTCAGCACGGCTCATATCGCCATCAAGGTATATATCTTTCAGCCGTTCCAATCTCCCCTTGATCTTCTCAATTTTTCCCTCGGTGCTTTTTGCTTTCGCTGCAAGCTTCTGAACGCTTGCGTTATAATCTACAATCAATTCTTCCAGATGATCTATCATGTAGCTTTCCAAATTGTGTTCCATGATGAATGCAGCGTTTTTGCATTCTCCTCTCCGCACGGTTCTCATGCGGCATTGATAGTATAGCTTTTCACTTGGTTTGCCGTAGCTTGTATAGCAAGCGCATTTGGAACCCATCCTTGCGCCACAGTTTGCGCAGAAGATCAACCCTGTAAAAATATATACTCTGTCCGCTTTTGGCTGCCTGGGATAATGCAGCCTCGCCTGCTGTATAAGCTCATGTTGTGCAGGTGTGATATATCCTGGCACTGATACACCATAGTAAGTGCCGTAGTACGGCTCTTTATCAAGCAAAAAATGAGCGGTTTTCCGAGACATTTTCAGCCCCTTTTCGGCAGCTGCATCCATGGCTTGCACTGGGCTGTATGTGTTTAGGTAGGTGTCAAAAAAGGTTTGCATAGCATCCTTAGTCTTTGGATCAAAGTCAATCGTAGATGCTGATGTGCGGATATATCCGAGTGGCATCTTACCTACTATGATATATCCCTGCGATTTGCGATACTCGTTAACCGCTCTGATACGCTCTGAGGTGCGGTCTGACTCAGCTTGGGCGATGGAAAGCATGATGTTAACCTTGAAAACACCTGCGGACGTTTCGGTCTCGTAGTCCTCCCAGATAGCTCTCCAAGGCACTTTTGCGGCATCAAGCTGACTCTGTACCTCATAGTAGTCCGCAACGGAGCGAAACCATCTATCGAGCTTTGTGAAAAGGATGATATCAATTTTGTGATCTTTGCAATCCTGTATAAGTTGTAGCAGCGCAGGACGTGCTTTGTACTTCTTTCTCGCACTAATGCCTGCATCGTTGTAGATGCCTGCGACTTCCAGACCGTTCTCGCGGCAGTACTTTTGCAGCGCATCAATCTGGCTATCTACTGATAAGCCGTGATCTCTTTGCTCTGCGGTTGATACACGGACATATATAGCCGCCCTTTTCTTTCCTTCCATTTCCTTTTCTGTATCCTTTCTTGTGTTACGTTTACATGATTAGTCATGTAAAAAGTGTTAAAAAAAGTATTATATCGCTTTCTTCTTTGTGTTAGCATGGAAACATCTTTTTTTTAAGGAGGTGCATCATATGGATAGAAAGGAGCTTATAAAAAAGATATCTAACCTGCTGCAAACCTTTGATCTTGTCACACTGTTAGCCATTTACCGCACGCTTAAACGCGTACAGAAAGGAGCCGTAAATGAAAAAGATGCTGATTAAAAAGATAACCGATATGTTGCAAACACAAAATGAAGATGTGTTGCTGTTAATTTATGAAATTTTGCTTAGGATGTAGCTTGTTTGAGTTCTTTGAGGTTGCACAGTATGCCCCCAAAACTCTGCGCTTGATCCTCTGAGAGCTGCAAGACGTACTGTACAGCCTCAATTGCGACTTGGTAACGGCTTGATGTGGGATCAAGTTGCCTCAGTTGGCTTGCGATGTTGGAGACTTCCGCACATGATGTAACCTGCATCGCGCCCTTTCCGGTTCTCAACCACTCCTCACGAATGCCGAATCTCTCGCAGATCAGCGTGATACTCTGCGCACTTGGCTTGCTTTTTCCATTGCATATCTTTGAGACAGATGCGTTAGAGAGATTCAACGTCCTTGCCAGTCCTGCTTGCTTAATCCCCTTCAACCTTAGCACTTCTTGTAATCTATCATGCAATTCCATTTCTTTTCGCCTCCCTTCTTTCTTATATTATAGCACAAATCTTTTCAAAAGTAAACACTGTTATTTCATATATTAAACAAAACACCAAAAGAAAAGGAAACCAGATTGCACTGGTTCCCTAAATACGGAGAATTATTGAGTTCTTTTCACACAACGCCCCTCGTGCCGAAAGGAAGCACGAAGGGCAGACAGAAAGGATAAAGGTACTTGCCTTTTGTGGTTATCCCACATAGAGAAAAGTATAAAAGATGTATGAACCCTTTACAACCCTAACTATAAGTGCGATGAATAAAAAAAGCAAGGACTTTTTTTAAGTCCCTGCTTTCTTTTTTTACCTTTTTACTGAGTGCGGTAATATGCTGCTCAAAAGCAGCGTTTTTTTACCTTTCCCCCTTACTGATCGCAGCATTAAGCTTGCGGATCATGTCCAACACAGCTTGCATTTGGGTTTCATCCAGCTGCAAAAGAGTTTTGTTTAATGCAACTAAAAAGTTGTATGTCTCCGGGTCGGTTTCTTCCTTGCGAAAAAGTTGTGCTGTGATCTCTGCAATTTCAGCTTGCTTGGTCATCGGGGCTTTCATTTCCCCTTCGCCAGTGCGTAGCCATTCTTCACTAATTTGAAACTTCTTGCACAAGTCTATAATAGTCCTTGCGCTTGGTGCACGCTTTCCACTTTCTAGCATCCACACATAGTTTTGTGATAGATTTAGTTCTTTTCCGAACTCTTCTTGTGTTAATCCGCTTTCTTTTCTTATAGATATTATTCTGTCTTTCATTTCTTGCATAAAGACACCTCCTTACATTATATAGTATATCTTACTAATTCTAACAAGTCAATAAAATAATTAAACTTTTTTCTAAAAAACTATTGACATGTTAGTAGAGGTGTGCTATTATAAACTCACAAGTTAGATAACGGCTTGACAGAAAGGAAAACAAAGATATGAAAACATGGAAGGATGAAACAATCAAGAGAGAACTGAACAGACTTGCAGAGGGATTGCAGGAGGTTGACAAGACAATTATTTCCTATGTGAGAATCAGCATGGGAAACTTCTCCAATACCAGAACCGTTACAGTTTATACCGATTTTGCAAAGAATGAGTGGTTATTTAAAGCAACCTTCGATTTTGACGTTAACACAATGACACTTGAGTGTAGAGGTGTAGAGCCATGCACAAATCGAATCTCATCTTTGAAAAGCAGCGTTAATGCTTGCATAGAAACTTTTAACTGCACATTTGATGAGTTTGAATATTACTACGGAGTGCCTTATAAGCATTATCTTCCAACCACTGAGGCAGAAGAGATTGCAGAGCAGTCAGTACAGCAGGAAGGAAGAACACTTACAGTTACACTCCATCCAGAGGATGAAGAGGAAGAAATAACCATCACATATGAAGATGCTAAAGGCTTCCACCATGTAGTAGGTCAGGAGGCACTTGAAATCGAAAAGAGCACAGACGGAATCAGCATTGACAAAGATCATGTATATATCGTGATTGAGTTTCTTGACGGAAGTGAAGCTACATTCCGACGAAGCAGCGTTGTTAGGATAGCAGAAGAGGGACACGTATTACTTGAGCGTGATCCTGAGCCAACTCCAGAGGAAGCCGACAGAGAAGTAACGTATACCGACTTTAAGCCAGAGCAGGACTACGAGGAAGAAAGACCACCTCACGCAGCGTTTGAACAGTTGAGAAGAGACAGCATTGAACCCCCTAAGATTTGGAGTTGCAAAGCACTTAAAGTGCAAGAAATCCTCCAGAAGATCTACGAGGGTAAGACAAAAACGTCAGGCGAACGGCTTGATGCTTACTACAATCATTGTTATAACTTGATTCTTGCCTCCAGAATATTTTTGCCAGAGTGCATGTATCACTATCTGGAACGCAAACTATCAAATGAAATGGTAATCGCAGGAGTGTGTCCTGCAGTAATTGAAGAGGCTTTTGGATATAAGAAGACTCGCCGTAAATGGTATTGGAAACTATAACATCAACGCTGACCTAACGGCATGACGGGGAGGAGGATATAAAAATTATGGCTAATATTTTAGAATGTGGTGGCTTTGTAGCCGTTCATAAGCCATTGGCAGACAGTACTCTAAAAGGTATGAGAAAAGAAGAACTGATTCGTCTTATCAGAATCTTAGAAAGCAACTATGAGGTTGCCAACGAGCGTATTGAAAACCAGTTGAAGCATATTGAGGCTCTAAAACGAGAGATTGTAAACGATAAAAAAACAAGAACCATTTTAAATAATTCTAGTGTATGGAGGGGAAATGAGCAAAGAGACAGAAAACAGACTGAAAACCGAGCTTGATAAGCTTGATGAGCTTGCAGCAGAGGGTGTACACCTGCTTGGAGAATACATGAATGACCCAGAGAGCGAGGTAAAGAAGAGTGCATATCATGAAACATGCATGATGATCAATAATCAGTTTACAGATTGTGCAGTCCTTCTCAGAGATTGTGGATATGCTCCAGATTTTGAAAAAGCTGTCAAGCTGTTGAGAAGCGTGGGCGCGCATAGACTTTCTATGGCAGTTTGATAGTTCAATGCAGGGAGGTGAGGAAATGTTTTATATCAAAGGGCAGGAAGTCAACAGCTTGGGAGATTTGCCAGAGGACAGCCGTAAAGAGGCGGCACATGACATCCTCACCGAGCTGTACAAGATATGGTGCAGAGAGCATGGACAGGAGCTAGAGAGCATCGAGGTAAACAGAAAGAGAAAGGGGGATGTGGGTGCATAAATACACGGTACATTTTTACGTAGATTGGCAATTGGTAGCAGGCTGCATCATTGAAACCTATGACAAGGATAGTGCAGAAAAACTAGCAACTGCCAAATTGCAAGACGAAATCAAAGAAGCGGAAAATGCGCTGAACGCAAAGGTTAACCGAACTTTTGTATCACAGTTACCAGATCAACACAGAAAGGAAAGACAATGACAGATAAAGAGTTAAGATCAAAATTCGAGTGGATAATCAGAAACGAAGTATATCCAAACAGTGAGGATATGCAAGATTATGTTATTCGCCAAAATGAATGCCTTATTGAGCTTTCAGGCGAGAGAATCACAAGTATCAAAAAGCCTGAGAGCCTTGGCGATATATATTACTTCGAGGAACACGTAGGAACGCTGAGAAAGTGTCTCAAGGGGAATCACAAGTGTAGAGCGATTAGTTTGCTGAACGGATGCAAACTTGTACATACAGTTTGCTACAAGGCAGAGGATGAGCCTGATTGGATATCTGAGAATCCGCAAAAGGTGTCCAAACTCTGGAAGAGAGACATAAAGCGTATTATCGCAGGATATCAAGCAATGATCAAGCAGTATAAGAGAGCTTTAGGAGGTGCAGAGGAATGACGCAGAAGGAGCTGAGAAAGAAGTACATGCAGATCATCAAGACCGAGGCATATCCTCACGATGCAAAAATGCAGAAGTATTGCAAAGAAAGATGTGGCTACATTGTAGAGCTTACAGACGGTAAGTTTATCAGACTGTATAATCCAAGAAAGCATGTTCCGTATGATTTCGCTGAGATCATTGACAAAATTACCAGATTAACGTTGTGCCTTGAAGGTTTCTTCGGGTGCAAGACATTTGTGCAGTATTCCGCATCATCAGACGATTGCGATCTGGTGCAAGAAGTTACATATTCTGGTGTAGAGTCAAAGTGGATGAAAGAAGAGGCGGCTAGAGGGCAGGACAGAAATAGCGAAGATATCCAAAGAATGATTGATGGCTATAAGTATCTGCTGATGAAATACAAGGTTGGAGGTAAGAAATGAAAGTAACAGATATTATCCATAAGATTTCCAATATAGTTTGTAGAATGCCTGACACTCTTTTCCCGACTAGTGTAGCTACAGCTTGGAATGTTGGCGAGATCAATGCATTATGTTCTTTGCTATCCGAATATGCAGGAGTTGGAACAGGAGCAAATTATACTATTGATGAATCCCTTCATGTCTGCATAATTCGCGAGATCACAATAGGAAGCCACACAATCTATCATGATAAGGCACTTGATCAGGTGGAAATTGATGCAGCACTTGAAGAATATGAATACCTTGAAATTTAATTAAATTGTAGCTCCGCACGGATTACCCTTCGGGTAATGCAGGTTCGACTCCTGCACGGAGTGATCAGGTTTGCGCAGACCTTGTAACTATTGGAATAGCACAAGAAAGGAGTACACATGTTAGAGTACACAAACGAAGAGTTTGGAAGAATCAGAGTTGAACTGATAACGTCTAAAACATATTTCTATGCCGCTGACATTTGCAGAATTCTCGGAAAAGGCACATGGACAGGCACATATACACAGAGATATGCAGGAGAAGAGCATATCAAGCAGATTAAGAATGGCTTGAAGAAAGCAAACCTAATTGACCTTGATGGAGTAATGAATTTGTGTGAGAAGGCACAGACAAAGACTAGTAATTTGCTTATGAGTGTAGCAGAGAGAATCAACTACAATGTCATGTTTTTAGAAGAATCGTTCACTGGAACGAGATATTTACCTTTTTGCAAAGATGAACAGCAGGGATATGAAAACGGTGCAGGAGATTTTAAGGTTTTCTATCACCCAATTTTCTGGAAAGTTAGAGCAATGCTAATTGGTGAAAACGTATATTTTTATGCAACTGATATTTGCAATGCATTGGGATTTAAGCGATATGGCAGTACATACGCTAATCGCTATGCAGGGGAAGAAAACTTAAAACAGATTGTACATGAATCAATGAGAGGTATGCGCTGCATCAATGTTATAAATGTTGCTGGCATAAGCAATTTGTGCAAGCGCAGCAAATTAGAGGAAGAAAGCTTGTCTAATTTTCAAGAATGGGTTGACATAATGTGCAATGCTATGAAACCACAGGCAGAGGAAAAGCCAGTAGAAGAGAAACCACTTGAAATTGAAGCCAATGAGCATTCGGATAATACAAGCATTCCGCTTGCCAAAGCTAATAGCTATACCGCCAAAGAACCTATTTTGATGGAAGAAGTAAAGCAGGAACTAGAAGAGCATGAAGAAGTCAAGGAGGAAGAAACGATGGAATCAAACGCAATGAAGATTTTTAGCAATCCAGAATTTGGAGATATCAGAACAGAGGTTATCAACGGTGAGCCGTGGTTTTGCCTGAGTGATGTATGCAAGGCATTAGAGCTTGAGCAGGTAAGCAGAGTCAAAGCAAGACTTAATTCAGCCGGGGTTACTACTAGTAAGGTAGGGGTGCAAACAGGGCTGAAAGCAGATGGAACACCATCCATTCAGATTGTATCAATGAGTTTTGTCAACGAAGCAAACCTCTACAAGACCATCTTCCAGAGCCGCAAGGAAAGTGCAGAACGCTTTACAGACTGGGTTGCAGGTGAGGTACTTCCTTCAATTCGTAAGACTGGCAGCTATCAGCAGACTCCACCGCTTACAGCAGCAGAACAGATACAGCTAATTGCGAAGGGGTGTGTAGAGCTTACACAGCAGGTTGCCACCCTTGGGGCAGAGGTAACAGAGCTGAAAACAGATATGCCGCTGTATGGATGCGAGATTGACGAGGTACAGCAGCACGTAAAGCGCAAGGGAGTGCAGTGTTTAGGCGGTAAGGACAGCGAAGCATACGCAGACGGCAGCATCAGAAGCCAAGTGTATAAGGATATTTACAGCCAGCTGAAAAGAGAGTATGGCTGTGTGAGTACCTACAAGAGCATCAAGCGCAAGTATATCGCAGATGTACATGATTTCATTGACTGCTATCAGCTCCCGACAGTACTTGAGGAGCAGATCACGGCAGCCAACGCACAGCAGAGATTGTTTTAAGGAGGAAAAAATGATGTTAAACGAGATTAAAGAGTATTTCAGTGACAAGCAGCGTGAGGCATTGCCACTTATCATCACTGAGGCGGCAACCCTGCCTAGTAGCTACAGAACATTCTTACTTGGTTATACCTCAGGCATGGCAGATGCGGCAAGACTTGAGGTAATGCATCAGGCGAAGAGGGAAGCAAAATGAAGGTGATTTGGCAGCCTACACTGGAAGTAGAAAAGCTTGTAAGTAATGCAGAGAGAGCATTACAGTGCCAGATTTCAAGAGGATTCAAAGCGCGACTTGAGAAGGAAGCGAAGCGCGAAAGATTCCTTGATGCAATTGCTAAGGGTATCTCAGACCTGATTCTTGGATGTGTTATCTTTGGCGGCATGGCAATAGCATTATACTTTGGTTCAAAATAAGGAGGATAGAAAAATGAGTAGTGTTACAGGATATGTTTTTGAAGGAATAGATGGCAAGATGCATTTTAGCCTTGATGTTGCAGACCCAAAGTTAATTGCAAAGCTTCGCAGATATCTTACTGATGCTGCTAGCTTTGCAATGGCTCATTTAGATTACGAGCAGGCAGAAGCATATTTGCATGATGCAAATCATCTTTGCAGCTTGATGTCAGAGGCAGTAAGAGAGGGTGAAAAGAAAGCAGAAGCAGAGGCAGAGGCAGAAGAGAAAGCAGAAGCAGAGGCAGGAGAGGGAAGCGAGGTAGAAGAGTAATGGCATTTTCACTGTATGAAATCAATTCGCAGATTGAGCAGGTATGGGGCGCAGCAGTAGACCCAGACACAGGAGAGATCATCAACGAGGAAGCATTACAGGAGCTTGAACAGCTTGGAATGCAGCGTGAGGAGAAGCTTGAGAACCTAGCATTGTTTTACAAGAATCTTTCGGCAGAGGCAGAAGCATTGAAAGCCGAGAAGATGCGCCTTGCAGCACGTCAGGCGGCAGCAGAAAAAAAGGCAGAGGGTATTAAAAAGTATATTGAAGCGTCTATGGATTCCGCAGGGGGCGAGAAGATCAAGACAAGCAAGGTTGCCATTGGTTGGAGAAAGTCAGAAAGCGTCCAGATCAATGCAGGGGCATTCCTGCCTGACGAGTACCTTACCTACGAAGAGCCAAAGCCTAATAAGGCAGCAATTAAAAAGGCATTAAAGGCAGGTACTTCCATTGATGGTGCAACACTCGTTACCACTAGCAATATCCAAATCAAGTAAGCAGGGGGAAGAAGGAATGAAAGAAATTATTAAGATTAACTACGAGTTAGAACAGCCTACTGTATCAGCAAGAGAACTGCATGAGGGATTGGGTATCAATACAAAGTTTTCTACGTGGTTTCCACGTATGTGTGAATATGGTTTTGAGCCAGAAAGAGATTTCGAAAAGTGCTACCCAAATTTGGGTAGCGGTTCCAATGGAGGTCAAAATGCAACTGACTATCAAATCTCCATCGACATGGCAAAGCAAATCTGCATGGTTCAGCGTACCGACAAGGGCAAGCAGTACCGCCAGTATTTCCTTGATCTTGAAAAGGCATGGAATACACCAGAACAGGTGATGGCACGAGCCTTAAAGATTGCCAATAACGAGATTGATAAGCTCAAGGCAGATAACAGAGTCTTGATAGCAGATACGGAGCGCATGAGGCCAAAAGAAATCTTCGCGGATGCCGTATCATCAAGCAAAGACTCCTGCCTGATTGGAGACTTAGCTAAGATCATTTGCCAGAATGGTTACAAGATCGGACGGAATAGATTATTTGAGTGGATGAAAACCAACGGCTATCTTATCAAGGGTGGAAGTAGTAAGAATATGCCTACTCAGAAAGCTATGGAAATGAAATTGTTTGAGGTAAAGGAAACCACAATCACTGCCCCAGATGGAAGCACCAACGTTAAAAGGACAACAAAAGTAACTGGAAAAGGGCAGGTATATTTCGTGAATAAGTTTGCAGAGGTGGAAGGATGAATAGACGGCAGAGAAAGAAGCAGTTCAAGAAGCTTCACGGCATGAACCCAAAGCAGTATTTTCTTGAGAAAGCAATGCCAGAAATCGTAAAAGTTGTAGTAGATGTAGCTACTGCTATGGTTAGAGTATTGTGCAAGCTTAACGGTACTCTTTGGGAGATTGCCAGAGTACGGATGGCAAATGCTAACCTGCTGAAACACCTCACAGAGCAGCGAAAGCAGGGGAAGAGAAAGAAAGGAAAATGGACATGTTGAAATTTAGACCACTTACCGCAGATGATGTTGAGGTGAGAATCTCTACGGTAAAAAAGAATGGTGTGCAGTTGCTTTTGTACAAAGATGCACGAGTAGACCAGAACGTGCTTGACGAGAGCGTAGGAGTTGAAAACTGGCAAAAAAAGTATGAAATGATTGGTGGCAACCTCTTTTGCAGTGTAGGCATTCTTGTTGATCGCGGTGCAGGAATCAAGGAATGGATTTGGAAACAGGACGTTGGTGTAGAGAGCTACACCGAGAAGGAAAAGGGGCAAGCTTCTGACGCATTCAAACGTGCGTGTTTCTGTTTAGGCATTGGAAGAGAGCTTTACACAGCCCCGTTTATTTGGATATCAGCCGATAAGGTTGAAATCAAAGATGCAGGAAAAGACACCTATAAATGCTATGAAAGATTCGCAGTTCGAAGTATGACGGTTTCTGACGGCAGAATCACGGCTTTAAGCGTTATCAATAGCAAAGGCATAGAAGTTTTCAGCTATGGCAAAAGAACCTCTCAGAGCGCAATACAAGAGCCTACGCAGGTATATGAGCAGAAACCAATGCTTGTAACTGAGGCGGAAATTAAGATTTTGGAGGCTGAGTTGGCGAGAACCGGAGTTGCAAAGCAAGTTATCTGCAATGCATACCACGTAAACGATTTAAGCGAGTTTACGCTTGGACAGTATAACAGCTGCAAGAAGAGATTAGCAGCGACAAAGTCAAAGGAGGAGTAACGCAAAATGAAAAAAAAGAAAAAGGCAATTGAAAAGCCGACTACAGCGGCAAGATATGTAGCCAATGAACTTGTGAGCGATTACATTAATAACAACTGTCATTATGATTCGATTAAGCGGGCTAGCATGGTAGGCTATACCGCATCAAAGCAGGAGCCACTTGTAGAGCTGAGTGAGAAAAGAATTGCTGAAATAGCTGAATTGTTGGCAACATGCGAATTTGTGAAAATTGAAGATGATGCGTACTATTATATTATTGATTGCAAGGGATGCAGCATTGAACAAGTAAGCGAACTTCATCATGCCATCTGGGACATTGCGTGCACTCTATCGTATAAAACAAAATGCAGTATTGGAGATATTAAATTAACAATTGATGGTGCTGCTTCTTTAGGTGTATACACAATTGAAAAAACGATTGTTGCAGGATTTATTAAATCAGAAGTTTTGGGGGCCTTCTTAAAGGAATCAAAAGTTCTCAACAGAGCATTAGGAGGTAACAAATGAATAAAGTAATTTTGATGGGAAGATTGACACGTGATCCAGAAGTGAGATACACGCAGGGCGCACAGCCCCTTGCAATCGCCAGATATACACTGGCAGTAGACCGCAGAGGTAGCAAGCAGGGCGAGCAGTCAGCAGACTTTATCAGCTGCACAGCATTTGGGAAGAGTGGCGAGTTTGCAGAGAAGTATCTGCACCAAGGAATGAAGATTGTTGTTGTGGGTCGCATTCAGACGGGAAGTTATACCAACCGTGAGGGTCAGAAGGTCTATACAACTGAGGTTGTAGCAGAGGAAAATTATTTCTGTGAGAAGAGAAGTGAGGGCGATTCACCAGTGCCACACCCAGTTATGGCAGAGGCACAGAAGAACACACCACCAAGTCAGCACAAGGACGGGTGGATGAATATTCCTGACGGCGTAGAAGATGAGGGTTTACCATTCAATTAAAGGAGATTTAAATAATGTTTTTAGTGGATTTATCAAGACGCAAAGCTTACAACGTTGATAATTTTTCGTGCATCTATTATGTCAAGAACCGCTTATACATCGGAACCGAACATAACGAAGCGACTGTGGCAGAATATGATAGTGAAAACGATTGTGCAAAAGCGTTTTACAAAATCGTTACACAGATGAGCAAAAAGGGAACAAAATTAGTTTTTGCGCCAACACAGATTGAGGTTGATCAATGGTAGTTTCTGGAAAGTTTGACAGCGTGAGCTTATCACTAGATGGCAAGCTGAAAATCACTTTTTCCGTGACTGATAAAGAAAAAGCTCTGCGAGAGGTAGAGGAAATAAAAGATGTGGAAAAGCTAGATATTACTGCGGAAAAGCACCGTAGCAAGCGAAGCTTGGATGCAAATGCATATTTTTGGGTGCTGTGCGATAAGATAGCAAAACGTCTTGGCTCTGATAAGTGGACGATCTACCTCTTGCAGCTCTCAAAGTATGGAGTGTTTGCAGATTTAAAAGCGACCGCCCAGGCACTGGAAATTTTGAAAGATAAGTTCCGATACACTGAGATTTTGAGCGCAGAGGGCGAAAGTTATATAGTGCGATGCTACTTTGGTTCATCCACTTATAACACCAAGGAAATGAGCGATTTAATACACAGCACGGTATCTGATGCAGGATCGCTTGGAATTGATACTGCCACGCCAGAAGAAGTTGAAAGAATGCTTGCTATCTGGAAGGGTAGCAACAACATGAAAGATTATTGATAGCGTTTAAAACCCCCGTAGATGCCTTTTAAAGCGATTTGAGGTTTTAACTGATAACTTATAAGCTAGAGCATATCAAACTGCTAAAAGGCATAGCAGAGGGGAAAGAAAGGAGTAAAGAATGAGAATTATTAAGTATGGCACTAAAAAGTTAAAGATGCAGCGTTTTACATGCCCGTATTGCGGAAGCATTTTTGACGCGGAACCGGGTGAGTACAAAACGAATTTTACAAAGGGTGTTCAATACAACATTATCACATGCCCTTGCTGTCGCTTGCAGGTGATGCAGGCAGAGGAGGAATAAACGGATGGCAAAAAGGTACTATTGGTTAAAGCTCTCAGATGATTTTTTTAAAAGCAAGCCAGTTAAAAAGCTTCGTAGAATCGCAGGTGGCGATACTTACACAGTAATTTACTTGAAGATGCTTTTAGTTGCCTTAAAGCAGGATGGAAAAATCTACTATGATGGAGTCGAGGACACATTTGCGGATGAGCTTGCGCTTGATCTTGATGAGGATGCAGAGAATGTAAAGGTTACAATCGCATTCTTAAAAGCTCAAAATCTCTTGATTGATGGCGATGCAGAAAACGAGTATATCTTGCCAGAGTGCGCAGCCATGACAGGAACAGAGAGCGATAGCGCAGAGAGAATGCGCAGAATGAGAGAGCGCAAAGCGTTACAATGCAACGATGATCCGTCACAATGTTATGCAAAAGTGTCACAATGTGACGGTGATGTGACGGACAGTTACGAAAATGTGACCCTAGAGGAAGAGAATAGATATAAGAGTTTAGATAAAGACTTAGATACTAGATATAAGAGTATAGATACAGACTCAGAGACTAGATACAAGAGTAATACAAGTAATAGTCAATCTGACGATGTGACTTGTGAAACGCAAAGCGTCTCACTTGATATCAAGGAGATTGCAGAGGCTTGGAATGAGTTGCAGAGCTTAGGAATCAAGCCTATCAGTAAGATGGCTGCATCAAGTGCAAGATATAGAAAGTTGTCAGCACGAATCCGAGAGCATGGAAAAGATAAAGTGTTGGCAGCTATTGAGCAAATCAAAGTAAGCAACTTCTTACAGGGTTTAAATGATCGAGGTTGGGCGATTACTTTTGATTGGTTTGTAATGCCGAACAACTTTGTGAAGGTTCTGGACGGAAATTACAGCAACCGAGTGACGAGAGAGCAGGAAAAGAAAGGTGATGACAGATATGATGGAATCAAGTCTTGGGCAATCAAAAATGGGCTTAACACCGGAGAAGGAAGCGTGGTTGGCGATAACAACAATTCTGAAAACAGCGTATCCGACAAAGGGTTTTTTGGATTCTGATGCAGCGGTTGAACTGTGGTATAAGATGCTGCAAGATATACCGATGCAGAAGGTGCAGAACGCAGCTGCACGATACATCATGGAGGAACATTTTCCACCTACAATTGCAGATATCCGCAAGCGGTGTGCAGAGGATAATGCAGCACAACTCCCAGACTGGGAGCAGGGTTGGGCTGAGTGGCTGACAGCGATGCACAAGTATGGATATATGAGAGAGGATGAGGCTATAGCGAGTCTAAGCCCAATCACAAAAGAGGTTGTAAAGTGCCTCGGATGGAAAAATCTCTGCCATAGTCAAAACTTGGAGGGCGATAGAATCGCCTTTAGAGAGGTACATAGCAGATATGTAAAGCAGGCGCGAGAGAATTTGCAGTTACCAGAGCGACTAAAAGTGAACCATTATCAGATACCAACGTATGCTGAGGAACGATTGCAGATTGAGGCAATCCAGAATGGCATGAGGTATATCGGAACGGATCAGAGAACAGAAGGGTATGCGGAGACTGCTGCAAACCGCATCCGAGAAAGGATTGGTGAGTGATGAAAGACATTAGAGCCAAGGCAGAGGAGTGGAACGCAGGATCAACGAAAAAAGTGCCGTATGAGTTTGTTGAGTTCTGTGAGGGCAAGAGAAGCATTGATGCAAGCAAGAAGTATTGTACATGGAAACATTACTCTCATATAAGCTTGGAATCTGTGAATACAGCTTGCGGAAACGAAATTGCGTTCATAAACGCTAGAGGACTAGAAAAATACAAATTCTGCCCGTATTGTGGTAAAAAAATTAAGTTGAATAAGGAGGATTAAATGATTAGCTATTTAGTTGCAGCATATTTAGTTGTTTGTGGAATTGCAACAGGAGATGCCTTAACTTTGGTTGCAGCAGGTGTATTTGCTGTAGCAGGAGCTATTGCATGTGCAGATTTTAGAGAAAAGAAATAAGGAGGAATGGGAAAATGGCTGAACAAATTAAATTTGAGATGGATTCCGATGAGGCATTTGACATTTTGAAGGATATCGGAGAGGCAGAAAACGAGTTGGGAAAGCAGTGTTGGAAAGATGGATTAAAAGCACAAGCGATTGAGTATTTTAAACATGAGGCTACATGCGAAATTGCGATTAAAGCAATCGAAAAAACAATTCCAATGAAACCAACTAGAATTAAAAAGGGGAATTATGTATCAGATATCTATAGATGCGAATGCTGCAAACAGTTAGTTGCAGTTGTTCCAATGGTGACAAAATATTGCGATAACTGCGGACAGAGACTTTACTGGGAGGAATAAAAGCGAGTATGAACATGGACATGGAATTAAAAGTAGTGCAGGGGCTTCGCCCTTGCTACGTTAAGCATGGACTGCAAAAGAAAGCAGCGATGTTCCATCAGTGGGAAAACGTAAGTTACCCAGTGAGAGAAGAATTATTTATTGGTGGTATGCCATCTGGTATCGTTTCACATACTCTGGCGATTGTAGAGTACGAGAACGGAGAGGTGTGCAAGGAACAGCCAGAAAACATTATTTTTACGGATAGCAAAGAATATGCTTTTCCGAGAGAGGAGGAAGAGAATGAGACTGATTGATGCGGATGCATTGAAAGCCGAAATTAACAGCTCGGCAGATAGAGCAATTGAGGAAATTGGTGTGGGACATCTTTTTGAAAAATTGCTTTTTACGCAGGTAATTGAAGCAGTTAGTAAAAAGATTGATGCGCAGCCAACAGTTAAAAACAGAAAGAAGAGAAGAAAATGAAAAGTATAATGCAGACAAAAAAAGAGTGCTATGTCTGCCGCAGTCTGGTAGGGGCAGAAATGTCCCTGCCAGACACAGGGCTTGAAATGCACCACATCTTCGGAGGGACGGCAAACAGAAAGTTATCTGAAAAGTATGGATTAAAGGTTTGGCTGTGCCATAACCACCACAACGAACCGCCTTGCGGTGTACATTTTTGCAAAGAGGCAGCGGAAAAGCTGCACGAGGAAGGGCAAAAGGCATTTGAAAGAAAATATCCCAATGATGATTTTAAAACGATTTTTGGGAAGAATTACAGGAGGTAAGAAATGGCAGAAAGTGAGTGGAATCCAAAAATTGGAGACAAAGTATACTGTGTATGTGAGTACTACACAAGCGATTACACGATGAGATATAAGGGACTGGAAGGTTTTAGAAATTACGGACTTGAGGTAGTGGAGTCTGTGATAAAATCTCCGTACAAGTGGAAAAGTGGTGGGCTAGGCTGCGTATCCGTGTGCTTACACAGAGAGGTGGGCGACAATGCCAATAATTTATTTTACTGGAAAAAGAGCGACCTAGGTGCAAGATTATTTGCTACACGCGAGGAAGCCGCGGCTGTAGCAGATGTTCGTGCTCACAACATGGACTTGGGACTGTGGGGGAAGAAGTACGAGAACCGCCCCATGTACAAGAACTGGTTGCACTGGGAAAAACCAGAAATGCGGAAAAATGGAGCAGAAGCCACAAAATCTCCAGAAAATGGAGCAAAGACCAGGGAGCGCACAAAGAGAAAATCAAAGCAGGTATTTAAACGCAAGGCAGAGCTGCCAGAAGAAATCTATACACAGTGGAGAGATGGAAAGCTTACAACCGCAGAAGGGGCAAAGATAATCGGGGTAGCAGCAGTAACTTTTGAAAAGTACGCATACGAGCAGATAAAAGCCAGAGGAGAAAAGCACACAGGATATTCCAGAAACAGAAAGAAACTTGAAATTGAAAATTTTGAAGAAAATTATCAGAAATGGAGAGATGGCAAGTTAAGCGGAGTAGATGCTGCTGAGAGATGTAAGGTATCACAGGCAACATTTACAAAATATGCAAATGAGCAGCTTAAAGCCAGAGGAGAAAGTAAAAAAAGCTCTCCACATTGCCCTCTTCCAGATAATTTTTATGAAATTTTCGCAAAAGTGGATAGCGGAAGAATCCCGATAGCAGAAGGTGCAAGGCAGTGCAATATGCCGTATCGCAGATTTTTATATCAGGTGGAACGGGTACGGAAGGAAAAGAAAAACTGAAGGAGGATTAAACATGGAAATTGCAGTATTTGTAGCAGGAGTATTTACAGGAATCATTGTAACTATCGTTTTTGCATTGTGTGCCGTAGGTGGTGATGATGAGTGAACAAAGCGAGGTACACTAATTGGTGGTACAACGTAGTCTTGAGTTTGATCAAGGAGTGCGCGAGGGGGCGGCACAGCTCCCCACAGCTCCAGAACATCGAGAAAGCGATGGAAAAGGCGGTGAAGGCAACAGCCGTATATGATAACTGGGAATACAGAAATAAAGCAATCTATTTAATATTTTATAAAGGATATAGCACCCTAAAGGTTGCAAACGAGTTACATTTTTCTGAGGTAACGATTAAAAGGTGGAAAAGTGAGTTCGTAAATAAAGTCGGATATTTTGCAGGATTTTAATTGGATTGATACAACGGCAATCAAAATTAGTTCTACAATATGGGAGTACGGAGAAAGCTGTTGACGACTCTATACACCTCCTATAAGCCACAGGCGGTAAAAGTGGCTGAGTTGATACACTCCCCCAGTGCAATTCTGGTTCGCCACACCCTCAGGGTGCATAGCCGTCTGGAAAGGCGGCTTTTCTTGATATACGGAAAGCAGGTGAACAAAATGGCAAGAGCACCAGATGCAAGGATTGATCAGGCAAAGGAATTATACTTGCAGGGTAAAAAATTAACCGAGATTGCAAGTCAGTTGGGCTTGCCAGAAGGGACAGTTAGACGATGGAAAAGCACTTATAAGTGGGATAAGGGAGACACCGAGCGTTCGGAAAAGAAAAGCGAACGTTCGCTAAAAAATAACGAGAGTTCGGATAAAAAGAAAACCCTAAAGGAAAGAGCTGTAAATGCTGATGTTGAGTCTGTGAACAAAAATGCAGAATTGACAGAGAAACAGCGGCTTTTCTGCATGTTTTACGTCCGCTGCTTTAATGCAACAAAAGCCTATCAGAAAGCCTATGAATGCAGTTATGAATCAGCTAACGTAGAAGGTTATAAGACCCTAGTAAAACCTAGTATCCAAAACGAGATTCAACGATTGAAGCAGTCCCGATTGAATCGGGAGCTTTTAGATGAATCCGACATCTTTCAGAAATATATGGATATTGCATTTTCTGATATTACCGATTATCTAACCTTTGGAACGGAGGAAGTTCCAGTAATAGGGGCATCTGGACTGGTAGAAATAAAAGACCCCGACACAGGAGAGAAAAAACCACTTACCAAGATCGTTAATGTCGTTCGTTTCAAGCCCTCTGCTGAGATAGACGGAACTATCCTTGCAGAAGTTAAGCAGGGAAAAGATGGGGCAAGTATCAAGCTGGCTGACCGTATGAAAGCACTTGATTGGCTAGCAGCGCATATGGACTTAGCTACAGCCGAGCAAAAGGCAAAGATAGCACAGATCAACGCACAAACCGAACGGCTAAAGCAGGATAACGAGCAGGAAGAGCTTGCTGATGATGGATTCCTACAAGCACTTGAAGGTAATGCCGCTGCGGATTGGGAGGGCTGGACAGATGAGCCTGATAAAGAAAGTTAAACAGTTTTTTCATTTTAAACCATTCTCTCCAAAGCAACGTAAGGTGCTTAATTGGTGGTGTGATACATCACCAGTAAAAGATATGGAGGGCATCATTGCAGATGGTGCTATTCGATCAGGAAAAACGCTGAGTATGTCACTAGCTTTCGTATTTTGGGCTATGACTAACTTCGAAAGTCAGAATTTTGCAATGTGCGGCAAAACAATTGGATCATTTCGCCGCAACGTTCTTTTCTGGCTAAAGCTGATGCTAAGAGCCAGAGGCTATAAAGTAGAAGATCATCGAGCTGACAATCTGATTATCATATTGAGAGGAGAAACGGAGAACTACTTTTATGTCTTTGGTGGCAAGGATGAGCGATCACAAGACTTGATACAGGGTATCACGCTTGCAGGTGTATTTTTTGATGAAGTGGCTCTTATGCCTGAGAGCTTCGTTAACCAAGCGACAGGACGTTGCTCTGTTGATGGCTCAAAATTCTGGTTTAACTGCAATCCTGATTCACCTTCACATTGGTTCAAGGTAAATTGGATAGATAAGCGCAAGGAAAAGAAACTAATTTACCTGCACTTTACCATGGACGATAACCTCTCACTCTCGGAAGAGATCAAAGAACGATATCGCAGCATGTACGTGGGAGTGTTCTATAAGCGTTATATTCTCGGACTCTGGTGCATAGCTGAGGGACTTGTATATGATATGTTTTCGAAAGAAGAGAACGTGTTGAAAGAAGAACCTGACACAATCGGAGATTATTACGTTTCTTCTGATTTTGGTATCCAGAACGCAACGACATTTCTGCTTTGGCGCAGAATTGCAGGAACAGACGACTGGCTATGCCTGAAAGAATACTATTACAGTGGGCGAGAGAAGAGCCAGCAGAAGACAGTAGGACAACTTGTAGACGGACTTATAGAAATGTTGGGCGGCATTAAGCCAAAGCAGGTAATCATTGACCCCTCTGCTGCTGCGCTGAAAGTAGAGACAAGAAACCGAGGGCTGCACGTAAAGGACGCGGATAACGATGTGATGAATGGAATTTCAGACGTTTCAACTATGCTGCAAACTAGGCGTTTAAAGTTTATGGCTTGCTGTAAATACACCATAAAAGAGTTTGGGGCTTACGTGTGGGATCAGAAAGCCCTAGACCGAGGCGAGGAGAAAGTGGACAAGGAAAGCGATCATTGCATGGATGCAGTACGATATTTTGTAAGAACCAAGAGATTGATAAAAAAGACAAGAGCCGCACTTGATGCAGCAGTAGCAAGCGGCAATTACATGCTGTAAGGAGTATAGATTGAAAACATATCAAGATTTAGTAAACGTCCCAGACAAGGGCAAGGGTGATTTCTGTGCAGAAGCTGTGGCAGAGTTCAGAGGAACAAAGGAGTACGCAGAAGCCAAAGACGGTGAGCGGTACTACAACAAGCACAACACTACAATAGAGCAGTTCCAGAAGTTTTTATACACTGTGAGCGGAAAACGGGTAAAAGATATTTTCTCGGCAAATTACAAGCTCAAAACGCTCTTTTTCCGCAGACTGTGCCAACAGCAAGTGCAGTACGTTCTCGGAAACGGCTTGAAGTTGGAGAAACCAGAAAACAAGGAAAAGCTCGGAAAAGATTTTGATTTTAAGCTACAGCTTGCAGCAAAAAGAGCAATGGCAGGCGGTAGGGCGTTCGGTTTTTGGAACCTGGATCATCTGGAAGTGTTCGGGTACGCTGATACACCATCGCAGCCGGGTTTCTGCCCTCTGTACGATGAGGAAACTTCACAGTTGATGGCAGGAATCAGATATTGGTATCGCCAGATTGGTCTTGACGTTATTTTCCACTGCACACTGTATGAGCCAGACGGCTATACAGATTATACTCAGACCAACAACGAACCAGTGCAAATGAGGGATAGAAAGCACGGATATATCAGAACAGTAAAGCGCACGGCTGTGGGAGTGGATGAGGAAATTGAAAGCAACTACGCAGGACTGCCGATCATCCCACTATATGCCAATGACTCACATGAGAGCGAATTGGTAGGCATCAAAGAGAGCATAGATTGCTACGATTATATCAAGAGTGGGCTTGCAAATGATATTGATGATACCGCAGGATTTTATTGGGTATTAAAAAACGAAGGTGGCATGGACGACCCAGACCTTGCAAAATTCGTTCAGCGAATGAAATCGGTTAGAGCAGCTGTGGCTGAGGACGGAACAGAAGTAGAAGCACATACACTAGAGGTTCCAACAGAAGCAAGAAATACCATGTTGGAAATCCTCAGACGTGATATATACGAGGACTTCCAAGCTCTGGACGTATCCACGCTCTCAGCGGCTGCAAAGACTACGCAAGAGATTCAAGCGGCCTATCAGTCACAGGATAACAAGTGTGCGGATTTTGAGTATTACATATTAGATTTTGTTCAAAGCATTCTTGAACTTGCAGGAATCAGTGACAACCCAACACTTACTTGGAACAGAGTTGTAAACCAAAACGAGCAAACAAACATGGTGCTATCAGCTGCAAACTATCTTTCTGACGAGTGCGTTCTGCAACATCTTCCGTTCCTTACTCCTGAGGAAGCTATTGCAGAAATCGAAAAGCGGCAGGCAGAAGAAATTAAGAGATTTTCAGCAGACGATGAAGAGGACGAGGATAACGAAGATGAAGGGACTGATACTGAGTGAGTAGTTACTCCGACAAATACACAGAAAAAAGGCTGAGAGAGGTAGAAAAGCGGCTGCAACAGGTATATCAGGAAGCGCACAAAGAGCTGAAAGAAAAGGCTACGAAGTACTTTAAGACGTTTCAATCACGCTATCTGAAAGAGTATAACGCATACATGGAAGGGAAATATACAGATGCAGAGTTCTTCCAGTGGGTCAGCAATCAGGTAGCACGAGGGGCAAGGTGGGAAGCTCTGAGAGATCAGATGGCAAGGCGACTCACTGATGCAAACAAATTGGCGGCTGACTATATCAACAACGTTACCCCTGAGGTGTTCCGCGAGAACTACAACTACTCAGCCTATGAGATTGAGAAGGGAAGCGGCATAAGCTTTGATCTTCTGGACGAGGACACAATCAGGAGACTGTCCGAGGGTGAGATTGAGTTGCTACCACCTGCAAGAGTAGATATCCCAAAGGATGAGCGATGGAATCGCCAAAAGGTGCAGAATGCAGTGCTGCAAGGTATCTTACAAGGGGATGCAGTGAGTGATTTGGCAAAACGGCTAGAAAACGTCACCAACATGAACCGCAGCGCAGCTATCAGAAATGCAAGGACGATGATAACAGGCGCACAGAATGGTGGGCGGCAGGAAAGCTATAACCGTGCCTCTGCCATAGGGATTGAAATACAGAAAGAATGGATGTCGGCAAACGACAACCGAGTGAGAAATTCACACAGGCAATTAAACGGAGTAAGGGTGAGGTATGACGAGCCTTTCCCAAACGGCTGTATGTACCCTGCTGACCCTAAAGGCAAGCCGTGCGAGGTATACAACTGCCGCTGCACTATGGTAGCAATCACGATACATGCAGACCAGACGAGGAGAAACGATCACAGCGTAAAAAGTTATAAGGAGTGGAAACAGAGACATGGGAAGTAGCATAAGAATTGAGATTGATAATACTGATGCTGTTATCCGTGCCAGCCGCGATCAGATCAAAAAAGCACTAGAGGAGTGCGGACTGACAGCGGAACGATATGCCAAAGAGAAATGCCCTGTAGACACTGGAAACCTACGCAATAGCATCACACACCAGATGGACGGAGATAACAAGGTACTGATAGGCTCTAATGTAGAGTATGCACCGTATGTTGAGTTGGGCACTGGAAAGTATGCTGACGGTGGAAGAAAAACCTCGTGGGTATACGAGGATAGCAAGGGTAATTGGCACATGACGAATGGACAGAAAGCAAGACCATACTTGAAACCTGCGCTTGCAAATCATGTAGACGAATACGTGAAAATCATACGAGAGAATTTGGAGAGCTGAGAAGCTCTCCTTTTTACTTGAAATAGTTTTTTTTGATTGATACAACAGCAATCAAAAAGTGGAATATGCTTATGATAGCTGCACAGCATAGCAGATACGGCTATAGGGCAAGCA